GTCGTAAATCAAATTGCCTTGCTCATCACATATGTGGGTGCGCGCTTTGACCTCTAACGGTTTATCTGTCCACGGCAAGCAAATATCCTTTTCGTGGCGTGTGATCCATTCCTGTGTGCGGTCTTTTGGTGGCTCTGGTGTCCAGCATTGCACCCCGCGCAATTTCAGGCGGTCTGCGATCATGCTGGCCCAATATGCGCCTTCACTAAATGCGGCTGGATAGTCGAATGTCATGGTCATTGATGCGGGTTGCTCAACAGGTAGAGCACATATTCCATGTCTGATGGTTTCATAACGGTGGCATACACACCAGCCTGCTCAAATGCCAACAACCAGCGTTTCTGCAATGGGCTAGTTTTGCCTTTTTCGCTCTTTAGTTCCAATGCCAGGATCTTTTTGCCTGTGGGGTGCACTAACAGCAAATCAGGGAAACCTGCATCACCCTGAACGTGTGTAGCCCAGCGTCCGCCGCTGCTCATTGCGGGCAGGTCATGGTGAATAAGCCAACCAAATCGTTTGGCAACACCAATGATGATGTTTTTGAATTCTGCCTCAGTCATTGTTTGGCACAATCCGTTCGTTTTCAGCCAGCCATTCCCATGCTTGCGCCAGTTTTCGCCATGTCTCACGGCTTGCCTCTAAATCTGCATATCGCTTTTCTAACAATGCTTTTTCCGCGCGCAATATGTCAATCACACCGCGCAAATAATCAACCATTTCAGACACAGTTGCAGCAGGTGGTTCCTCTGGGTATTTGTTTTCCCAACTCATTTCAATGCCTCAATAACCGCGCTGGCCTCATGTGATTTCAACAATTCCAACACAGCATCATCACGGTTTACGGTGCGCTGTATGAATTCCAACAAATTCAAATCGTCCATGTTTGCATCTTTTGCCAGTTTCTTGATGTAGCCCTGTTGCTTCGGTGTAGCAAATGCACCAGAGGGTGTGTGCACTTGCGCGCTAGGTGCGACTTGACCGCCCTGGCGTTCGACTTTTTGCATTTCCTCACGGGAAGGCCGTTTGCCTTGTGTGGCAAATCCCATGTTGGCTAATGCGCGCCCGATACTAGACGTTTCACAGTTTTCAATGAATGATGTGGCGTTTACGCCGCGGTCTGTGTGGATTTCATGCGCGTACCCTGTCGCGGTTGGGTTTGCATCGTCACGGTGTTTCCAGATCACGGTGCGAACAATGCAGGTGTCACCGTCATAGTTCATCAATGTGGTTTCAACGCGACCGTCTGGGTATGTTTCCCAAAATCTGTTTAGTCGGGTTTCTACTGTTTCATAATTGCTTAGGTCAAATGCCATTGGTGTTTCCTTCTGTCTGTTTTCTGTTTGTTCTCTGCGTTTCGCATCGCTTCGAATTTGGTTTGCAACGCTGGAATTGTATTTGGAACGCTCACCTGATGTGTAATAACGCGCCATCGGTTTACAGTTCGCCGCCTAGTTCCTCTATGCAACGCAAACATGTTTCTGCATAGATTTCATTGCCTGACAAATCAAAATCCGTTTTCATTACTTTCAATGTGCGGATCAGGTAATCGTCACGTTTTGGTTTTGCAACATGTGGGCCTGCAAATGTCATCAATGAGTTTCATCATTGCATGTGTTTGCGGTGTGAGTTGCATGTCTAGTCTGTCGTTCATCATTTTGCGTGTTTCCTCTGTCATGGAATTTTCAATAAATGGTTGGTCAATCATTTGGCAACCGCCAGGGTGACCAACCTGACCGCGTCCAAATGATCAACGCTGCTTTGATATTAGTTTCAGGGTGTAGCAGGTCTGTGCATGATGTGAGCAGGCCAGCCTGTTGCAAAAAACTGTTTGAGCCTTTGCACCAAAAACCATTGATCTGAAATAGGCCGTATGAACCTGTCATGGGGTCATTCGAATTGATGACTGACGGGTTGCCAAGGCTTTCGCGTTCAATCACATACACAATTTTGTTGTACTGCTCAACAGGCCAACCTAAGTTGACTGACAGTTGGGCAAACTGTTCGGCGGCGGTGGCATATGGGTCTATGTATAGGGTGCTGGGCGTGGTGGTAGTTGGTTCAATTAGGTATGTGTGTACATCTATTGTTCGGCTAGGTTGCCCTGATTGGTCATTTGCAGGCCCTAGGGCAAGCGCAAACCCCCATAATGCTGTGATAATGCTGGCAAGGATTTTTGGTGCTGTGAATGTCATTTTTTCTCCAATTGGTATGGAACGCCCCAGGTATCTCCAACGGCGTTTTTGAATGACAGTTGGGCATGCAACACCTGCTGGGTGTCAAGATCACGAAAAATTTGCACCAGCACTAATTGGTTGCTTTCCAATGCGGTGGTGTAAACCTCATAAAGGTAGGTCTTAGCGTCAGCCATGTTTGCGTATCCTTCTGTCGGGGACAATCCCACACTAGGGTGCGGGTGTGGCTGGGTCAAGCATTAGCGCTGGCGGGGTTTAATCGCCCACAAAATAGAACCAATGCCACGGCTCTGCGGGCATTACTTCTAATGACCAACCAAATCTGGGTGCGTTCGCGCATAGCCATGCCCACGTTGCTGGATCCCTTGTGTTGGCAATATCAACAGCCAACCCCAAATTGTGGCGTGATGAGCCTGGTGCCGCCAACGGTGCGTTGCCAGGTTTCAAATAGTATTTGCGCCCTTGCCACGTTCGGGTTGTTGCACCTGCGATTGGTTCCAACTGGTAACGCTGCAAAAATCCTGTGCGTTGCTGGGCTAATGACCGGTAAGTATCGCCCGCGCTGGTTGGTTTGAATTGTTTGATGCCTGCTTCGAATGCTGCCTGTCGCATTGCTGACCAACTAGCGGCTGCTAAATGATGCAATTTGCCGAATGGTTTGATGTCGCGCAATAGGTTCATTGGCAATTCGCCTGGTGTGCAATGCGTCAGGTCTTTTGGTAGCACCAATTTTTTGATTGGTGGTGGTGTCATTTACTGCGCCCGAAACCTGCATCATTTTTGTTTACCCAACGCATGATTGGCGGGATCACCGCAGCAATTGCGCCTTTCAAATAATCACGCGGATCTGTGGTGCCTGTTGAATACACAGCAACCAGCGCACCAACTAATGAACGCGCATACGATGCCAGCATTGCTTTGTCATGTGGTTTCATTTGTGCCCCTCTAGGTGTCCGTCAATTTTTTGTTCTATTCGACCCAGGGTTCGGTGTACTTCGCCGTGGTCTTTTTTGTTTTCGCGGCCGATTTTGCTAATGAGCGCCACCACCACAGCGAAACCACCACCGATGACAGAAACCACAATTTCAGTTGCCATTTCATGCCTCTGGCAACGGTGGCTGTGGTTCTGGGCCAACAAATTCATTTAGCGTTTCGTCATATCGGTAACCGATTCCCGCAAATATGCCACGGTAGTTTCCGTTGTAACTGGTTCGCAGGCAACGCATACCAAATTGTTCGCCGTAATAAGTTTCCCAATCTATGCCGTCAATCGTTTCGTCATTTCCTCTGATTACATCTACAACAATGTTTTCATCATTTACAAATGCGTAATATGCCATGTCAAACCTTGATTGTGTCGCTTCCTGCTGTGAACTGGTAAACGTGATACCCGCCTGATGTTGTAAGCGTGTACGTCAAACCAGCGCCAACATTGCTCAATGTGTCAAATGCGCTGGAATATCGAAGGATTACTACGCCAGCACCACCGTTTCCGCCAGTACCAAAACCTGTTGTGTATCCTGCGCCACCACCGCCGCCGCCCAAATTGACTGTTCCGTTTGTTGCTGTCAAACCAATACCACCAGCACCACCGCCGCCTGTTCCACCTGCGCCTGCTGTTGGTGATGTGCCACGACCTTCTGCACCGCCGCCGCCGCCACCTGCGTATGTGACTGATGTGCCTGTAATGCTGTTTGCTGTTCCGTTTCCGCCTGCTGCGCCGTCATCTGATGCACCGTTTTGGCCTTGTGCTGACGCGCCACCGCCACCGCCTGCGGATCGTTGCAACGTGGTTGAACCAACGCCGTTTCCACCATAAAAACCCTGTGCTGGAACTGTTGCTGGTGATGAAACTCCGCCTGTGGTATCGCCTGCGCTGTCTTTGATACCACCACCGCCGCCTGAACCGCCGCTGCTTCCATTGATGTTGTATGCGCCGCCTTGACCGCCACCCGTAGATGTAAGCGTCGCAAACACGCTGTCATTTCCTTTTGTGCCCTGGTTGCCACCAGTACCACCAGAACCACCAGCGCCAATGGTTACCGTATAAGTGCTGCCTGCAGTAACGCTGATTGTTGCTGTGCGATAACCACCAGCACCACCACCACCACCATATGAACCGCCAGCGCCGCCACCTGCAACCACCAATGCTTCAATACTTGAAACAGGGTTTGATCCGCCTACACCGCCCAAAATTTGCATGGCTTAGGCCGTCAAGTTGCCAACAACAGCCCAGGTGTCAGTTGCTATTTTGACGCATGTGGCAACTGCATATTGTCCATTGGTTTTCAGTTTGCTTCCCGCGCTTCGAAGGGTCACACCAACTCCCGCGGTGATTGTCACCTGACCCGCACCTAGTTGCATGATGTTGATTTGTGTGCCGATGCCATAAGCCACGCTGCTGTTCGGTGGAATGGTTAGCGCGATCGCTGACGCGTTATCGCATGTGACCAGTTTTCCGTCATCAGCCAAAACTGTGGTGTATGTGGTGCCTGTTTGCGCGTTCAATGCAATCATGGCTGTTGCCACGTTGGTCATTTCCGCTGCGGTCAAAATCTGGCCACTTGTAAAGGTTTCTCTGGTTGCCATAAGTAGTTCCTATCCTAAGACATTCAGGCTGTCTAGTGTGCCATACGTTGGATTGTCCAAAATCAATTCAAACACAATTGTGGTTGGTGCAGTTGACAACAAAATGCTGTGCCCTGATGCCACGCTGATGGTGTGTTCAATGCCTTCCACGCTTAGTTCCTGAGCCAGCGCGCTGGTGCTAGATCCGCTAGGGAATGTTTTTTCCACCGTGATGGTGTCCCCAATTTCAATGCTGGCAACGGTGTCCCGCTGGGCTGTTGTCAACATCAAAAAATCGGTTTCCACGCTGGTGTATCTGGCCTCTGGTTCAGGGTTCAGCAAGTAGTCCGCAGCGGCTGCAATTTGTGTGGCATCGTGCAACAGGCTGTTTGTGATGCTGTCAGTTTGAATAAAATATGTGGCAATTGAAGTTGGATCTGACGCGGTGGTACTGGTGCCATTTAGGCCTGTGACCACGGTGCGGTTTACTACCGCATCGGCTTCGAATGATATGCCGACACCGTTGTACGGGATATTGGTGCCGTCATCATGGAAATCTGCAACGCTGCCTGACAGGGTGTTTCCTATGCGATTTTGAAATGTCAGTTTTCCTTCAGCGCTCATGAACAATCTGCCGAATTCTGCGGTGTCATTGATTTGGCTGATGTATTGCAAAACGTTTGTGCCAGCAGGAACGGTGTAGGCGCTGTCGTGGCCCAGATCAACTGTGCCGGTGGCAATGTCACGGTCTAGGGCAGGAAAATCTACTTCGGGTAAATCCAGCACCGTTTCAATGCGCGCACCCGATAGTTCTGGCGATGGGTTGAATTCGTCTAAATAGGTTTGTGCCAGCAGATAAAATTGGTCAGCGCAATACACCGTGACGGTGTCAATTCCACCCAACGCAAAATTGTAGTCATAGTTCACCACATAGCCTTTGAACAGGTATTGGGCTACGTTGCTGTTGTCGTAGCGGATTAGTCTGACTTCGCGCATTGGCGCTAGGCCAGGTTTTGCTTCGCTGGTGTCGTAGTACGGGCTATTTTCATCAAACGGGTTGAATACTCCGCCAGCCAATGTGTCGTTCAATGTGAATGACATAGTGCCCGCGCTGAATTGGTCACCTATGTCGCGCCTGCCGCGCTTGACGGAAACACCAATGCAGCCGTCCATGACGCTGGCAAATTCGCCTTCACCGTCCAAAACGTATTGGGTATTGTCCAGCAGACCGCGCACAGGATCGTCCAGGGTGAACGCGTTGACAGAGAAACCTGTTGCTACTTGCAGGTCATAATTGCCGCTGTCAATTACGGAAACGCCAGGCATTACGCCACCTGAATGTTTGCTGGGCCTGCGCTTCGATTGTAGGCGCGGATTGCGTTGACTACTGCCTGCCCGATTTCAGCGCTGGTTGCTAGTCCGCCGTTGACGTTGACGGTCACCCCACCCATTGCACCCATTTTGTTGAGTGGTACCACAGCCTCTGGGCCTGCTTCACCAATCATTGCCAATGTTGGGCCAGTAACAATTCCACCTTCGGCCAGCATCGGTATGTTCGGAACGCTGAAACCTTTACCACCTAACCCTGGCACCCATGACGGGAAACTAAATGACAGTTTGCCGATGGTGTTATTCCACAGGCTTGCAATGCCATTGAATACTGATTTGTAAATGTTCAGTACCGCGGTGAAATAGGTTTTGATTGCGTCAAAACTAAATTTGACACCTGTGGTTATCGCATCAAATACGGTGTCAACAATTTTGCGTACACCATCAAATTTGAAATACAGCGCAGTCAAAATTGCGATCAATGCGACCACAGCAATGACCACCAGCGTGATCGGGTTGGCAAGCAATAGGGCGTTCCATACTGCTGTCAGCGCGTTCGTGATGACTTGTATGGCGTTGTAAACCTTCAACGCAATGTTGACTGCCACAATTGCTGCTGCTATTCCACCGATCAGGCCAGCAATAACAATGAACGCGGTAGTGTTTTCTTGTGCCCAATTGCCTAACGCGGTGAGCAATGGCAACGCCTTTTCCACCACAGGAATGAGCGCTGCACCAATGTTTTCTTTTGCTTCGGAAATGGCAATGCCAAATCGTTTCATTTGACCTTCGGCTGTGCCTGCTGCGGTAGCGGTTGCACCACCAAATGTTCCGCCCAAAACGTCCATGACGGTATTTAGGTCTGCGCCGTCTTTGATAAGCGCAGCCATTTCTGGTGATAACGCTTTCAAACCTTTCATGTTTCCGCCATACGCTTTGGCTAACGCGTCAGAAACTGTTGCCAGGTCTTTACCGGTGGCAGTCGAAATATCCATTGCAAGGCTCAAACCCTGCTGGGCTGTTTCAATGTCTTTTGTTCCGCGCACCAGGTTTGCCATAGCAGGGCGCAGGTCATCGTCTGCGATACCGCTAGCCAGCGACATTTTGCTAATCATTTCCTCTGTTGCTGCAACCTGTGCGTCAGTAGCGCTGGCAGAAATGTTTAGTGTTCGCGCCAATTCAACCTGCGCGGCCTGATCTTCCATGGCGGCTTTGGTTGCTTCACCTAATGCAAACCCGATTGCGCCAACAGCAGCAGCGGCAGGTAGGGCAGCCTTTTTGATTGCAAACCCTGCTTTCGCGCCCACGCCTTCAAGGCTTTGGAATTCCTTTACGGCCTTGTCAATGCCTTTGCTGTCGAATTCCGAAATGATTGGAATTTTGATTGCCATTACATCACCAAATTTCTGTTGACAGCGTCCATTACGCGTTCAACCAATTCAACCATGTTTTGTTCAACAGCGCCCGCATTGCGGTCATATGCAGGCCACATCACGCGCGATGGCAAACCAAATTGCAATGTCAACGCTGAAATGAAACGTGCGCCCTGGGCGTTGGATCCGCCTTTTTTGCCTGCCATGTCAAGGATCGCTGCGGCAGGGTCTTTTTGAATGATGCTAATAGTGCTTGAATTGCGTTTGCTGGTGTCCACTTTGACGGTGACACCGCGCTGTGCTTTTTGTTGGCTGTACGGGAATTTGGGATTGCCGCGCTGCGTCCAATTGCGTTGCATACCAGACAGCAAGGTTGGTGGGTATTGGCTTTTGGCATCGTCCACCGCAGGTTTTGCTAATTCTTTTGCATCTTTGTTGACGGTCTTGCGGAAATCTGGTTCAACCTGGCGCAATTCTTTCAACGCTTCTTTCAGGCCGTAAACCTCAATCTGTGCGTTTGCGCTCATCGTTTCCCTTTGTTTTGCTTATTCAACACAGTAATGACTGTTTGCAAATCCTGGGTGTCAAATTCGATGTGTGGCGGCCACCAGCCGACAGCCACTAAAACTTCCGCTAGTTGGCGGCGGTAGGTGCCGCGTCCGTAGGGTTTGGGTTTGTTTGATCCACCGCTTCAATGTCCATGTCTGGGTTTTGTTTCAACCATTCGGCCCATGTTGCTGGCATGGTTTCGCCAGCCAATTTGAATAAGTGAAACGCCCAGCACACCAAATCGTTCACACCAATTCCGCGCCCGTCAGACACCTTGCGGTTCTCTGATTTTTCCCATTCGCTGATGACCAACAGGTTTGTGGTCACTTCGCGCGGTTCTGTCCCAGGCTTTACTGTGACGCGCAATTTGATTTTCATTTCAACCCTTCCGTCTGATTTGTTTTATTGAAATTTAGGCTGTGGTGTCAACGCTGTACACACCGCCCTGGAACGTGAGATCCACGGTAGTGAGTTCGCCCAGCGATGCGTTTACTACTGGCAGGCTTTCCAAATAGGTGTCGGTCAAAATGAAACCTGGGTTAATCGCGCTGTCACCTGATCCATAGGCAGGATTTACTTTGACGGTGCATTTGGTGCCAACTAGCGCTGACAATGATGCGTATGTTTCTGCGGCTGCATATGACATGTACATTGTGACGGTTAGTTCGTTGTTTTCCAATCCGCCTGTGTAGGTGCGTGATCCTGTGCCAAATGCTGTGTCCTCTAACGCTTCAACGGTGCGTGTCAACGTTGCTGCGGTGGTCTGATCGGTCAAATCAACAATTGATCCAATGGCTGCGCCGATTTGGACTTTTGGGTTGCTCAATAGGGTGCTAGTTGCCATGGTGGTTTACTCCTTCGGTTTGCTTTTTACTTTAGATGGTTTTTGTGGTTTTTCGGTGGATTGTCTGATGAACCCACCGGCAAGCAAATGGTCAATGTTTTCGTCACCTGCTTCAAATTCATCGCCTGGTGTTCCTAGGCGCGGGGAAACAATCACATATTTCATGCTGTTTGTGCCTGTTGCATTACGGTCAATTCATAGCATGGCAACATCACGCCGCCGATGTCAATGGTGGTTGGACGGCCTGCGGTTACGGATCCAACGCCAGCCAAAACGCCAGCGGTCAAGTTCAATAGGTTTCGCATTGCGTCTAGGTTTGCTGGCCCCATTGAAATAATCTGTATTGGCCAGTTGATTTTGACGATGTTGTAATTGAATGCTTCGAATGAGCAGGCACCAATGAACGCGCATGGCGGAACCATGTTTCGGGGATCTGTGACCACTTGCAAACCTGTGATGGTTTCCAATTTGGTTTTCAAATCGTCCAACGCTTCGTTGAACAGGTCGGTGTATGCGACAGGCATTTAGGCAACCTGCGGGCGTGATATTCCCAGCAACTGTTTGATGATTGGTGAAAGGCCTGTGGTTGGTGCTGTGCCCATTTCGGTAAACGATGCAAACACATCAATTGATCCGCGTTGACGGTACAACGCGCCACCATATTGGATTGTCCCCAGCGTTACGTCACCAGATGGGCTGGTGGTAAGGCTGTCCACATAGCCTGCCTCTTGCCGTCTGCGATAACAAAACGCGTTTGCAGCAGCAGCGCATTGCGTCAAAAACGTGGTGTCTGCTGCGGTAGCGGTACCGATGCCTAGCCAATCCTCAATGTTTTGCGCGGTGATCCATGTGCAAACAGGTGTGTATGCAACGGTGCCTGATGCTGCAACGCGTTCCACATCGTCAGCGGTTTTGGCGTACAGCACCTGATTTTGAATTGGTACCTGATAGTCATAGAGCAAATCGCCCTGTGTGTCAGTTCCCAAAAACAGATACTGGGGAAGTGCCACCACCGATGCTGAACCATTGAATGTTGCATCAACACCAGCAACGGTGATGGATTGCCCTACTGCAATTTCATTGGGGGTGAGTAATTGCAGGACTGCGTAATTGTCAACCAGGTATTTGTTGGTGACTGTGTAGGTTGCCATGGCGGGTTAGGCCGCCTTTCAACTAGGCCTGGGTGATCTTGCGGATCATTCCTGGGATTGCTGCGAACGTTGAAACGTAGCCGTGGAATGACATATTGCGACCCAAAATTGCTGGGTTCTCCAATGACTGCAGGCCACGGATACTTTCGTAGAATTCGAATGCATCGCCCTGGCCCTGACCAACGCGGGTAACAATCATGGTCTTTGCAGCGAAGTTGCTGTCAACTACCAGTTGCAGACCCATTGGGGTTCCGTTCCATGATCCTGCGTTCAATTCGCCAAGCGCGTTTTGACCTGTGAGGCCTGCGCCGATGAATGGGAACAATGGGCGCTTGCTGCTGTCAACCAATTGTCCAAGTTGTGCCCATACGTCAACGGAAACAAACAAGTGTGTCGGCATCCAGTTACGGCCCGATGCAACGTCATTTGCTGCATCGTAAATGCTCTTTAGCAAATCCTCTGGTGTTCCGTCCCATACACCTGACGATGTTGCTGCGGACAAAAGATTGTCTGCTGCAAAATTGTCTGATGCAATCATGTATTCACCCATCAAGTCATTGAGGATCAATTGCATTGCTGCAGGGTTCGTGAAGTCAATGTCCTGAATTGACAAGGTGACTTGTCCAGCCAATGTGGTTTTGCTGACCGTGTTGGACGCAATGACCATGGTGGTTGCTGATGTTGCACCAAGTTCATTTGCCTGCGATGCAACGCTGGTGTGCGTGGTGATCGTTGGACGAATAAAGGTTTTCTGTGCGCCGCCGTCTGGATATGCGCGCGCGCCTAGTGCGTTGACCGTAGGCCTAACGAAATTGAGGTCCTGCACCAATGGTCCAAGTACGGTGACATTCAACAAACCAGCGGTGTCGGTGGTAAGCACATCGCCCGCTGCTGCTTGCAATGGGGTGCGCTTCGATGCGGCGTATTCGGCCACAGCCTTGTTGATGTTTGCAAACGTGTCACCACCGATGTGGTAGGCAGCCATGTATTCGCCTGCTGATGGCAAAACAAATTCTTTTTTGGCTTGTGCAAAAATTGGTGCGGTTGGGATTGTTGCTTCAACTGGTGTTGGTGCTACTGCTTCGGACATTTCAATTTCCTTTTCAATCGGTTCCTGTGTTTCAGTATTGCTGATTTCATCTTGCTGTTGGTGGATACTTGCTGCGACTTGTGCAATGTTAGCCATGTCCCCAAATGCGCCGATTGGAACCAGGCTTAGTTCCTGCCATTCGGCTGCTTCAATGATCATGGTGCCTGCTTCGTCATAACTGAATTTGGTTGGGTTTACGCCTACGGAAACCTGGTCAATGGTGCCGTCTGATGCCATTACTAGCGCGTCATTTCCAAGGCTGGTGGCGCTGATTTTGGCGCTGAACAGCATGCCCTGTTCGGTGTCCACGCGTTCGGTCACCACGCCAACTGGCATTGATGCGTCATGGTACATGAACAAGCGTGGCGCTTTGCCTTCGACTGGCAATGAACCTGGTTTGAAAATGACTTCGGTTCCATCGCTTACGCGGGCTGGAACGTTGTATGGAACGGCGGTTCCGCTGATGGTGCGGCGTGGCTGTTCGCCTTGCGCTGCGTCTAGGGTGAAATCACCCGCGATTAGTTTGATCATCGTGCTAACTCCTCTTGCGTGTTTTCTTGTATAACTGTTTCGGTATCGTCCATTTTGTCTGCCATAAAGTTTTCCTCTAGGTATTCGTCAGCATCAAATTCAACATATGTTCCGCGTGGCAAAACATTGTCCATTGACAACGCGCCAGCAATTGCGTCAGCGTAAAGTTTCACGCCGAACAGGTATAGATCAGCGCGGGCTTGTTGGCTTGACTGATATGAATATGCGCCTGTTGCAACGCCCACAAGGTATGGCGGAACGTTTGCCAATCGTGACATTTCCAATGATTGATATTGGCTTGCTTCAATCAACAGCATTTTGTCTGGTGTCGCGTTTGTTTCTGTGTATGTCAAATACTGGTTCAATGCTGCGGTCTGATTAGTTGCGCGCGCAGCGTTGAATTGTGCAGCCAGATCAGATAACTC